TCGCGTGAAGGTCAAGCAGCACGACCAGAGCGAGAGCAGCGATTACGAATGACTCTTCGCGCCGTCGGAGGACGTGTGGCCAACCACGACAAGAGAAACGGACGCGACGAGCGCGCGCGCCTCGAGCCGAAGTACATCGAGGGCATCGTCGCGCCGCACGATCTCGATGCGGAGGCCGCCGTGCTTTCGGCGGTGATGCTCGACAGCACGCGCGTCGCCGATCTGATGTGGCTGCGCCCTCGGCACTTCTACTCCGAAGCTCACAACCGCGTGTGGGAAGCGATCCTCGATCTTCACGTGCGCGGCACGAGCACCGACGTCGTCATGGTCGGCAATTGGCTCAAGGACGCAAAGGACGACAAGGGCATCTCGCGCATCGCTCAAGTTGGCGGGATGGAATACCTGCAGGCGCTCTTGAACGCCGCGCCCGCCGTCGCGAACGTCGACAAGTACGCCAGCATCGTGCGCGAGAAGGCGCGCGTGCGAAATGCGATCGCGCGGGCGCAAACGATCGCCGATCAGGGCTACGTAACGGACGATCCGCGCGCGTTCCTCGCGGCCGCTGAGGAGTCGATCCTCGAGGTGTCGCGCGACGTCACGAGCTCGCTCCGTTACAAGTCGCTCGAGGAGTTCTTCGAGCCGATCCCCGCCGAGCTCCCGTGGCTCATCGAGCAGCTCCGCATCATCCGCGGCCGCGCCAACATGTTCGCCGGCTTCCCGTTCTCCGGAAAGACGCTCATCGCGCAAGAGATCGCCGTCTGCACGGCTACCGGTCGCGATGTCTTCGGTTTGTGGCGCCCGCGCATCGTCGGCAACGTCGCGCACTTGAACTACGACCAGCCGTGGCTCGACACACGCATCCGCTACGCGCGCATGCTCTGGGCGAAGAAGATCTCTCGGAAGGAGTTCGCCGACGAAAAAGGCGAGCCCAAGATCCGCTGCTACCAATATCCGGAGGCGTACCTCGATCGCGACGAGCACATCGCCGAGATCCGCGCCGTCATGCGCAAGAACGTGCTCGTCATCATCGACGCGCTCACCGGCTCGGTCGAAGACACCGAAGAGAACTCGCCCGCGATGGGCAAGCTCATCTACCGCTTGAACAAGCTCTCCGAGGAGACCGGCTGCACGGTCCTCATCATTCACCACGCGAAGAAGGGCAACGGACAGCGCCCCAACTCGAAGGACGAGGCCGGCAAGATCCAGGACCTCATGAACATGATCCGCGGATCATCGGCCATCTTCGGCGCGCTCGGCTCTGCGTACGTGCTCGAGCCCACCGGCAAACGCAAGCCTGTGCTCCTGCATCACGTGAAGTCGCCCGCGCTCTCGGCCGACACGCTCGACACGTTCGGCGTGCGCTTCGTCGACATCGACGACGATCACGAGGACATGCTCACGGGCGAACGCACCTTCATCGCGAAGGCCGGCGTCAAGGTCGAACACCTCGATCCCGAGCAGCTGGCGGAGCTCCGCAAGGCCGACAAGAAGAAGAACGCGCCTGACGAGGCCGCGGCGTTCGAGCAGAAGTGCGAGCGCGTCCTCGAGGTCGTGAAGAAGGAGCCGGGTCTCAGTGGCAACGAGATCAAGGCGCGCCTCGCCAAGGTGTCCAAAGACACCGTCTACGCCGCGCTCAACGCGCTCGCCAAGCGCAACCCGCCGGCCGTCGCCGCCGAGAAGGGTCCGAAGAACTCGACCCTCTGGAGGGCGGTGTGACAGCCAGTTTCCTTCAGTGTCCTTTTGTTTCCTTCTCATCGCCGAGAGAGATGGTGAGCGGGGTCTCGAGGCCAGCGTCCGGACTTTCCTTCTTGGCGTCTTTCCCCCGAAGGGGGAAGACGCAAGGAAGGACGTTGGCCGACCCCGCAGGACGTGTTGAAGATGGGTGGTCTGTTGGCGTCAGTTTCCTTCCTTTGAGTTTCCCCGGAAGGACACTCGAGAAGGAAACTAGGGCTCAGTCCCTTGCTGGCTCTGAGGTGACCCGAGATGGGCGTCTGCAGGCGCCTCGAAACCTGAAAGAGAGCGCGATCGAGACGCGAATTTTTCAAGGGGGAGGGGGAGGGTCTCTCCACGGTGCGCCCCGCGCGCGTGTAATCGCTTCGCATCACATTCCAACCGTGACGGATCGCCTCACGACCGCCTCAACGCCGTAACGCCACTACCAACCGAGACGCATGGCCGCTGACACGAAGATCACGCCGGCACGATTGAAGCGACTCGTCGCGCTGCTCGAGGCGGGCGAGAGCATCCGCGCGATTGCGTCGTCGCTCGACGTGAGCCACTCGACGGTGCTCGCGTGGATGAAGACGCGCGGCCTGGAGGCGAAGGGCAAGCCCGGCGCGCCGCGCAAGGCCGAGAAGGTCACCCGAAACAACCCCGCGCCGCCCTCCCTCACGCCCGCAGAGCTCGCCGCGGAGGTCACCCGGGCAGAAGCGTCGCTCGGCGAGCGCGGCGCGTCCAGGGAGCTTCTGCGCAAGGAGCTCGCAGCGATCACGGTGCAGCTCGCGCAGACGCGCGAGGCCATGGTGCGCGGAGATTCGTCCGGCGCGGTGTACGAGAGGCTCTCGAAGCTGCAGCGCGACTACGCCCGCGAGCTCGCGGGGCTCGAGCCGCCGGCCGAGCAGAATCCCGAGCTCGACCCAACAAACCTCGAGGCCGCGGATCGCACGCTCACGAAGTTTCGTAACCTGGTGACGCGCGCGGAGGCCGAGACGCGCTGTCAGCATTGCGGCAAGGCGCCGTTTTGAGCACGGACGCTCGCGAGGACTACCGGATCGCGATGGCGCACGCGGCGGCGCTGTCCGAAACGCTCGTCGGGCCCGGCTTGATCGAGCGATGGGCACGCCTACCGCGCGAGCAGCGCGACGACATCCTTCGAGAACTCTCTCGGTCCGATCTCGCGCGGCTCGCGTACGACTGGCGCGCGTGGGCGCGTCCGAAACAGGACCCGACGCTCCGAGCCGACGTCGTTCACCTCATCGCGGGCTTTCGATGCCTTCTCTTCATCGGCGGCCGCGGCTCGGGGAAGTCGGAGACGGCGATCCAACGCATTCGACGTCGCGTCTACGCCGGCGCGCGCCGCCTCGCGCTCATCGGCCCGACGATCGGCGACATCGAGCGCTACATGATCGGAGTCGACGACGAAGAGAACGGGCTCTTGCAGGCGTTTCACCCGCGACACCGCCCGGTGTACGTCAGTCGGCCGAATCCGCGCGTCACGTTCCACACGGGCGCGTTCGCGTACGTCGAGAGCGCCGAGACGCCCGAGTTCCGCGGCGCGAACCTGGACACCGCGTGGGCCGACGAGCCGATCAAGTGGAAGAAGCTGAAGACGCTGTTTTCGAACATCGAAGACGCGACGCGCTCGGCGACCTTTCCGAACGAGATCATCGTGACGACGACGGTGAAGAAGACGGCCGCGGGAAGCTTCCTCCGCGAGCTCATCGCCGACCCCGACACGGTCACGATCCTCGGAGCAAGCGAGGAGAACAAGTACAACGACAAGAAGTGGCTCGAGAACCGCAAGCGCAAGTACGCCGGTACGCGCTCGGAGCGCGAGGAGCTCACGCCCGACGAGCACGTGCTCGACGACGACGAGAACGCGCTCTTTCACGAGGCGTGGATCGATGACAATCGCCGCGACGCACCTCCGCGCGAGCTGCGCGTCGTGGTCGGCGTCGATCCGGCGATCACGCAATCGGAGAGGAGCGACCTCACGGGAATCGTCGTCGTCGGCGAAGGGCCCGACGAAGATTTGTACGTGCTCGAGGATCGCACGGCGCGACACTCCGCGGCCGCGTGGGGCCGTATCGTCATCGACCTCTACGACAAGTACCAAGCGGACGCGATCGTCGCGGAGAAGAACCGCGGCGGCAATTTGGTCGACGAGGTCCTCCGTAGCGCGATGGCGAAGAAGCGTGGCGATCGCGCGGCCGACGCGATGATCGTCAAGCTCGTGACCGCGAGCAAGGGCAAGGCGATCCGCGCCGAGCCCGTCGCCGCGCTCTACGAACAGAAGCGCGTGCACCACGTACCGCGCGAGGAGCTCGCCGAGCTCGAGCGCGAGATGACGGAGTGGGAGCCAGCATCGGGCGATCCGTCGCCGAACCGACTCGACGCGCTCGTCTGGGCGATCCACTTCCTTGCGAAGCTCGAGGATCAAGACGTCGACTACCGCGAGACGACGAAGGGCCTCGGCGCGATCACCGCCGCGGCGAACAAAGCAGCCGCGCGGATCCCCCCTCGGCCGCTCGCGGCGCCGGCGGGCTACGTCGCACGCCCGGCGTTCGTCCCGAAGCGAACGATCTAGGCTGCGCGCGAGAGCGGGCGCACGGTGCGCCACGACATCGGGACGACCTTCGCCGCCGTGGGCATCGGCGCCGCGGCCGCCTGCGCGTCGCGCGGCTTGAGCCCCTTCACGTTGTCGATCTGCGGCGGGTCGACGCCGTAGGTCTTCGCCAGAGCGTTCACGGTCTCTTGCGTCACGAGGTAGCCCTGCAGGAGCATCGAGTCGACGTGACGGAAGAAGAGCTCTTGATGCTCGCCGATCGACGTGCGGCGCGCATCCTCGTCCGCGTCCGGCATCTGCCAGCAACGCGCGGGCGCGAGCCTCGAATCGCCGAAGTTGATCGCGGCCCACGGCTCGATCGTGCCCGTGAGGATCGCTTCGGCGAAAACCATGATGTCCGACTCGACGAGATCGTTTCGCACGCCGAAGAGGCGCTCACTCTTGATGTAGTTGCCTCCGGAGTTCTGCGTCGTGCCGTCCTGGCCGAGGTAGATGCGGTCGGAGTCGGCGTTATTCGCCTTGATGATCTCGGTCCAGATCTGCCAGGCCTGCGATTGCGAGACCATCAGCTCCGTCTTCGAGCCTGCAGGGCGAAGACCGAAGGGCAGCTCGCCGACGAAGAGCATCTGAAGGAGCTCGAGCATCTGCTCCGCTTCGGGCGTCGGCACGAGTACTCCGTCGCCGTTGTCCTTCTGCAGCGCGACGCCCGCGGGCATCTCGCCGATCAATTTCGGCGAGCCGTGCGCGCGCGACGCGTTCGATCGGTCGCGCACGGCGAAAGCGCGGTCCGCCCAGAGCATCGATCCCGCGACGATCGCGCCCTCGGTCCACGGCGAGAGGTTTTCTTGCTGAAAGACCACCCACCGACCGTCACCGTGCTCGATCGGGACCTCCCCGCCGTTCAACGTGAGCGCGTAGTAGCGTTTATCGGCCTCGCGCCACCGCACGAACTCTTGCGGCCAACATCGGAGCTCGAAATCGACGCGCGAGCCGTCGTCACGCACCGTCGGGACGTTGTAACCGAACGAAACGCCGTGATCGACGTAGCGACGGTGGAGTGAGACCATGTGATCGCGCTGCAAGGCGACGCCCTTGCGTCCAAAGAGCGATTCGCCTTCCTCCGCGGTGCGTAGGGCGCGCGCGGTCTGGTTTGCGGGCTCGAGAACGACGGGAAGACCGCGCATCGGTGCGAGACGATTCAATCGCGAGGCGAAGAGACCGGGATCGGTGCCGATCGCGTCCGCGAGACGAGCGGCGATGCGAAAATCGCCGCGAAGCTGCGCGTCGCGCGCGTTCCTGATCGCATCGATGTCCCAAGCGATGTTCCCGATCGGGCGATACGGCGCTTCGGGCCTCTTCGCGAGCTGCGAGAGATCGAATTGCGCGCGCGTGCGGATGCGCTGCGCTCGTTTCGTCGTCGCACCGAGGCGCTCGAGCGTCTTCGTGCTCAGGCTCGAGAGGAAGCGAGTGAGGACGTTGGCCATGCGCGGACGATGCCACGGCCTCGCGTGGTTCGAATGAGATTCGACAATCGCAGCAATCAAACGCGCTGTTTCGGCTCGAATCTCAAAAGCAGCAAACAAACGAACCACATGGTCCGAATGAAATCGTAGACGTCACCGGCCGGAATCGTTCATACGCTTGGTGTGCGCGAACGAGCAAAACGAGCAGGACTTCGTTTCACGTTCGTGGCGTGTTCGATTGCTGCAGGCCTCGGAGCTCTGGCGCTTGGCGCCGCCGGCGAGCTTCCGACAGAAATTCGTCTCTTCACCGCCGGCGTGAACCAAACGGAGAAGGGGCCGTACCTCTTCGACGCCGAAGCCGCTCGTCTCGTGATGGCGCACTACGTTGCGCGCGGCGTCGACGTCATGATCGACCTCGAGCACCTCTCGACGGACGACACGGCGCCGAACTACGACCCGGACGCGCGCGGCTGGGCGAAGCTCGAGCTCCGCAACGGCGAGCTCTGGGCCGTGGGCCTTTCGTGGAATGAAGATGGCGCCGCACGCGTGAAGGGCAAGACGCAGCGGTACGTCTCGCCGTACTTCGGTTGGGAAGAGACCGAGGATGGGCAACGCCGCATCGTCGAGCTCGTGAACTTCGCGATCTGCGCGAATCCGGCGACCCACAACACGCCGGCGCTCATCGCGGCCAGCAAACGCGCGCGCGCAGCAACCCGCAGACCTGCGCGCGCCTCGAAACAGATCCCCGTGACCTCGGTGCTGCATCTCCCGCCGCACCTCGCACACCGTTTTTGAAGGAGAGAGCGAATGAGCCCTGAGATGATTCAAGCGATCGCCGAAGCTTTCGGCCTTCCGCCCGATTCGACCTTCGAAGACGTCGTCGCGGCCGTTTCAGCGTGGCTGAAGCAAGTCCAAGACGCCGCGAACGGCAACGCGCCTCCGCCGTCCACCGACGACGCCGGCGGCGATGCGGCCGACGCGCCGGGCGATCCCGCGGCGATGAACATCGTCAAACGCATCGGCCAGGTCTACGCGCTCGCGCTCCACAAGCGCGGCTCCGACAAGGAGCTCGGCGCGTTCCGGTCGGAGGTCCTCCGCCGCACGAACGTGGCGACGGCGACCGAGGCTTTCGGCGTGATGGCGCGCTGGGAAGCGTCGCACCTCTCCCTCGTCGAGAAGGAGAAGGAGATCGAGGCGAAGAACAAGCTGATCGAGGACCGCGACCGCCTCACGCTCGTCCGCGAGCTCGTCGCGTGCGGCGCCGAGACGCCTGCAACGGCCTGGGCCAAGGACAAAGACGGCATCCCCGACGCCACGAAGCCGGCGCCGATGTTCGCGCGCATGAGCGTTTCCGAGCTGCGCGATCACGTCGCGGCGAAGAAGGCCGCGAAGGGCGCGAGCGGCGGCAGCGGCGGGCACGAGCCGCCGAAGAGCCCGCCGGCGACGGGCGAGCTCGCGATCGTCGTCGACGGACAGAGCGTGACGCTCAACGCGCACGATCAGAAGTTCTGCAAGGACAACAACATCACGCACGAGGCTCGCGCCCGCGCAAAGCTGCGCCTCGCGCGCTGAGGAGACGACCATGACCAACGCAGCCGCAAACCGCCAGCCGACGTCGGTTGGCAAAGAAGGGCGAAAGCTCAACATCGGCGTCGACGCCGGAACGCACATCTACGAAGGCACGCTGATCTCGCAGCTGACGGCGACGGGCATGGCCGTGCCGTACTCGACGGCGTCGTCCGGACCCGTCGTCGGCGTGTCGATGCACGAAGCCGACAACTCGGCCTCCGGCGCGGCCGACGGCGACAAGGAAGTTCAGGTCGAGTGGGATGCCGAGTTCGTCTTCGCGAACGGCACCTCCACCGACGAAGTCCTCGTCTCCACGCCGCTCGGCACGGTGCTCTTCGGGACCGACGATCACACGATCGCGCTCACCGACGGAGGCACCGGTCGCCAGCCGGTCGGCTTCTTCTGCGGCCTCGAGCCGGACGGCCGCGTTCGCGTCTTCGTCAGTCCGCGCGCTGCCGCGGCGGTCGCCGCCGACGTCGGCGCTCTCACGTTCACCGCGGTCGCGGGCACGGCGAACACGACGCTCGAAGCGCTGCCCAACCCGACGGACACGCCGGCGTCGGCCGACGCGCTTCGCGACGACATCGTCGCGAACCTCCTGCCGCCGCTGCGAAACAACTTCGCGGACCTCGCGACGCAGGTCAACGCGATCCGAACCGCGCTCCGCAACGCCGGGCTGATGGGCTGAAAGGACGACGATCATGAAGAAGGGTCTCCGAAATCTCCTCCTCGCCCTCGACAAGCTCGACGACAGAGACCTCGAGCAGCTCGGTCTCTCGGGCCGCTCGAAGCTCTCGCTCCCCGAGATCGACGAGCTCCCGACGACGTCGCAGGCCGCGATTCGCGTCTTCCAAGATCGGTATCTCGACGGCACGCAATTGCCGCCCGATCCGACGTGGGCGAGCGAGCTCGGCGAGATCGATCCGAGCTTGCCGTCGCCGTACATCACGTACCCGATGTCGCTCGTCTCCTTGAAGTTCAAGGAGTCGAAGGGCGAGAACCGGTTCGAAGGTCCGGGCGAGCAGAGCTTCGACCTGAAGCCGGTCGAGTTCGACGAAGGCATCCGCATGCCGCTCGCGCAGATCAAGACGAGCACGTTCGCGCAGCGCAAGTGGGTGCGCGGCCCGGAGCTCCTCCGCGCTGCTGAAGCCCGGCACGTCGCGCAGAACATCGCCGACGCGGTCATCAACGGCAACCCGAAGTGCGGATGGGACAAGCTCGCGCTCTTCCACGACGCGCACCTGGTCAACCCGCGCAAGCCGGAGCTAGGGACGTTCGACAACCTGCAGGCGACGCCGACGGACATGACCGTGGTCGCCAACATCACCACCGAGATCACGGCGATGATGGGCCAGGTCAAGGACGAGAACGGCTCGAAGCTCATCACCGATCCCCGCTGGGCGATCGTCGCGAGCTCGGGCAACTACCAGGCGATCGCGAACCTGATGAAGCAGGACAAGATCGTGAAGGCGATCTTGAACCTCGCGGCGACGGACGTCGCTGCAGCAGGGACGGAGACCAACCCGTATCAGGGGATGATCGACGTCATCTACGCGCCGCAGTGGACGGGCGGCAGCAGCGGCAAGGACGTTCTCATCATCGACCGCAACCTCGTCGAGCAGATGATGCCGCCGTGGCTCGCCGGCAAGTGGGCACCGGGAGGCTCGCTCGAGCTCCGCATCTTCGACGAGGCGAGCGACTTCTTCAAGAACACGGGCGACATCGCGATTTCCAACCACATCTGGTGGGGCTTCGGCGCCGTCTTCCCGCACGCCATCCGCTACGTCACGGGCGTGTGAGGTGGCTCGATGGGCGTCTCCTATGCGACTCGATCTGACGTGATGGGAACGGGCGTGCCTCGCGGCGCGCTCGTCCGCCCGTCACGAGAGATCGCTCGCGCAGACGCCACGTCGAACGCGCTCGAGCTCGAGGGCCACGGCCTGGCCGACGACGATCCGGTGACCTTCCAGGTCGACGCGGACGGCGTTCTCCCGGCGCCGCTGTCCTTGGGCGTGACGTACTTTGCGAAGGTCGTCGACGAAGACCGCTTTCAGGTCTCGACGACCGAGGGCGGCCCCGCGATCGACCTCACGACCGTCGGGACCGCGCCGTTCTCGCTCGTCGTGCCCATCGGTCCGATGATCGACAAGTACAACGAGATCTATTCGCGTTGGGCCGATCGTAAGTGCATCGCGCACGTCGTCCCGTTCACGGCGCCGTTCCCCACGGAGATCGTGAACATCGTCGCGCTCCGCACCGCGCTCAAGGTCGTCGCCGTGCTCGGTCGTTCGATGCCGAACCTCGAGAAGCAGAAGGACGACGAGATGGCGGACTTCCTCTCGTTCGCGACGACGCCGCTGCGCGACGCCCGCGCGACGGCGCCGGCGAACACCGCGATCGCGCGCTCAGCTGCAGATGCCGCCGGCCGCGGGAGGGGAACCATCCCGTGACGACCATCCGCAACACAGCCGAGCTCCGCGCGCTCCGGAAGCGCCTGATCGAGCTGCGCCAAGTCGGACGGGCGATCGCGCCCCGCGTCGCTGAGAAGTTCTCCGCGATCGCGAAGCGCGACTTCGACGCGAAGCGCTCGCCGAGCGGCGCCGCGTGGAAGCCGAACAAGCGCACGGGCCGCGTCCCGACGCTCCACAAGAGCGGCGCGCTCGAGCAGGCCGCCACGGCGTTCCGCGCGATCGGCACGCTCATCCGCGCGTCGGTGCTCGGCGTCCGGTACGCCCGCTACCAGCAGCCGCGTCGCTTCGTGCCCTCGAGCAAGAAGCTCTCGCCGGAGCGCGCCGCGGTCATTCGCGACGTCGCCGAGCAGGAGATCTCTCGCGCGCTCGGAGGTGGCTCGTGACCTACTTCCTCAAGAGCTTCACGGTCGCTCTCGCGGCCGCGCTCACTGCGCAGACGAAAGCCCAGGTCGTCTACGGCGACGAAGGCTTCGCCCGTAGCCACGAGAGCGGCCCGCACGTGCAGGTGCTCGAAGACCCGAGCGGCGACGTCTACGCGAAGGCTCCGACGACCCAAGGCGGCGCGCAGCCCTCGCGCTACCGCAAGCAGGTCGGCATACTCATCAAGATCAAGGGCGCGAGCTCGAAGTCAGGCGCGAACCTGCACGATCATCGCGGCGTCGTCGACGCGCTCGCCGATCTGATCGTCATCGCCGTCGAGGAGATTTCGCATCAGCACAAGCAGCAGATCGGCGACATCGCGGGCACGACGATCGACGACTTGAGCGACGAGGCCGGCGCGAATCCCGCGTTCGCCTACTACCAGCTGAAGTTCAAGTGGGTGCGCGGCGTCAACAAGGCGAAGGCGCTCGAGGCGCTCGCCGCGAGCTTCGACACCGGCATCATCGCGCATCGCATGGTGATCCCGACGACGCCGGGCGCAGCGATCACCGACAAGACGGACGACACGATCACCGTGAGCGGCCTCGCGGGCATCGACGCGAGCTTCGTCGGCAAGACGCTCACGCTCGACGGCGGCGCGTCCGTGGGCAACCGCGGCGACTTCCCGATCGTGACAGTCATCGACGACACGAGCGTCACGATCACCAACGCAAACGCGTCGATCGACACGGGCCTCACGTGGGCCGTGAGCGACGACGAGCCCGCGCAACTGAGCTGAAGGAGACGTCATGGCGCAACGGATGAAGGCGAACACGGAAGCGACCGAGGGCAGCTCGCAGAGCGGGCCGAGCAGCTATCTGCTCGGCGTCCTTTCGTGCATGCAGAAGGGCGACACCTCGAAGTTCAAGCTCTACGACAGCGCCGACCAGGTGAAGACGGACAAGGGCGTGGGCGAAGGCCTCGAGTTCGCCGCGCAGTACTTCGAGCTCGCGAACGGACAGCTCCTCTTCGCGGGCCTCGAGGTCGCCACGGCCGGAACGATCTCCCACGTCGACAACACGGGGATGAAGGGCTCGAGCACGGCGGCCTTCAGCGGCTCGCCGCTCGACGACGCGCAGTTCGCCGTCAGGGTCGCCGACGATGGCAACGACGGCGACGGAACGCTCGTCGGCACGGCGGGCATCTCGATCCAGTGGTCGGACGACGGCGGCGTCACCTGGAGCCGCGCGCTTCGACTCGGCACCGCGAACAGCTACACGCTCGCCGCGCTCGGCGTCACCGTGACGTTCGGAACCGGCACGCTCAAGACGGGCGACGTCGCGCGGTGCGATGTCCGTTCGCCGAAGTGGGACAACGACGCCATCACTGCGGCGATCGATGCTCTCCTCGCGCGCAACGACAAGCCGCGCGCGATCTTGATCTGCGGCGATTGCCCGGATCGCTCGACGCTGCAGCAGCTCATCGCGCGCGCCGCCCAGCTCCGCGCGGCGAACCGCTTCACGCAGCTCTTCTTCAATCTGCGCGACAACCTCGCGAAGGCCGTCTTCCAAGGCTCGCGCACGTTCGCCGCGACGCTCGAGGCGGACATCGTCACCACGAACGCGTCCGGCAAGACGTACACGCGCAGCGCGGGGAGCTTCCTCACCGACGGATTCGCGGTCGGCGACACGGTCAACTGGACCGGCTTCGTCAACTCGGCAAATAACGGCGAGCACGTGATCACGACGCTCACGGCGACCGTGATGACGTGCTCCGCGTCGACGCTCGTCGACGAGACGAACGTCGCCAACACGGCGTGCACGACGCTCGGAGAATCGCTCACGGCGACCGCGTCGACGAAGAAGTACACGCGCACCGTCGGGAGCTGGATCACCGAGGGCTTCGCCGTCGGCCAGACGGCGGAGTTCACCGGCTTCGTCAACGACGAGAACAACGGGCCGCACGAGATCACCGCGGTGACGGCGCTCGAGCTCACGGTCGCCGAGACGCTCGTCGACGAGACGCCGGCGGTCTTCGGCATCACGGCATCGGCGACGGAGCTCGATGCGACGTGGACCGCTGCGCTCGGCGAGGTCGTCGGCGATGACCTCTCGTCGGAGCTCGTCGATCAAGGCGTCTCGCCGTACGGCGGGCGCTATCTTCTCGCGTCGCCCACGAGCGGGAGCATCAAGCGCCGCCCGGCCTCGTGGATCGCGCTCATCCGCTGGATGCAGCACGATCCCGCCGTCGCGCCGTATCGCGTGTCGGACGGCCCGCTCGCCGGCGGCGCCGTGACGATCAAGGACGAGAACGGCGATCCGCAGGAGCACGACGAGCGCCTCATGGGCGGTTTGCTCGAGCACCGCATCTCGTGCCTCGAGACGAAGGACGATCGCACCGGCGTCTTCGTGTCGCTCGCGCTCACGCTCGACAACGACAACGCGGTTCTCTCGCGCGTCCAGAACAAGGGCGTGAGCGACATCATCAGCGACATCGTCCAGACGAAGACGAGCTCGCTCCTCGGCAGCAGCCCGGAGACGAACAAGGACGGCACGCTGACGGAGGCCGCGGCGCGCACGATCGAGGACGACATCCGAAACGAGCTCAAGCAGAAGGTCATGACGAAGGGCCCGCTCGATGACGCGCCGCAGGCGTCGTCGATCGACTCCGTCACGATCTCGCGCACGGTGAACGTCATTCAACCGGGCAACCTCGTCCCGACGAAGACGAAGTGGACGCCGCTCGGCGTGCTCGAGCAGATCACCAACGAAGTCAACGCCAACAGCGGGAGCTGATTCATGAGCCTCGACGATTTTCAGAGCATCGACGGCACGTACGCCTCGTGGGCGGAGATCAACCTCGTCTGCAAGGTGCCGAACGTTCCGGAGTTCAAGACGAAGGACTTCAACGCCGTCTCGTTCGGCGTCGAGCGGACGCCGAAGAAGGTCATGGGCGCAGGGCGTCGTCCGCGCGGTCGCACCGCCGGAACGGTCAAGGCGAAGGACGGGAGCATCACGTTCTTGCAGGACGCCTATTACGCGTTCCTCGGGCACTTGAAGCTCGCCGCGGCCGCCGCTGCGCTTCCGGAGGACGACTGGGATCTCCTCTCGTGGAAGATCGCGATCGACTGGACGCCGCTCGTCGGCCCGCAGCTCGTGAACAGCGTCGGGCTTCTCGGCGTGCGCGTCCTCGGCGACGAGGAAGACCACAAGCAGAGCGACGACGAAAACATGGTCGTCGTTCCGATCTCGATCATGACGGTCGAGCGTCGCAATTCCAAGGGCGCGATCATCCGCTGAAGGAGGACGAATGTCGGACGAGCAACCGAAGAGCGCAGAGGAGATCGTCGCGGAGGTTCGCGCGCGGCGAGAAGCCGCCGAAGAGGCCCTCGCGAAAGCGATCGCCAAGAAGCGCGCGGAGGACTTCACCGCGGCCGCGGAGCTCCTCGCGGACCCCGCAAACTCGTTCATCGAGCCCGACGTGACGAGCCCGACGCTTCCGACGCTCGTCGTCTTCCGACGGCCGTCGAAGCCGGAGGCCTCGCGCTATCGCACGATGAGCAACCAAGACAAGGCCGATGCCCGCTTGAACGCGCGCATCGATCTCGCGCGCCAGATCTTGATGTGGCCCGACGCCGCGGCGTACGAGCTGCTCGTCGCCGAGCACGCCTTCGTTCCGGACAAGATCGCCGTCGCCGCGATCAAGCTGGCGGAGGGAGAAGCGAAGCGCGAGGTAAAAACCTAGCGGATCGCATTCGGAAGCAGCGGCTCCCGGCCCACGTCGGGATCGCCGCCGATAGCATCCTCGCGCTCTTCCCGTGGGCCGCAGATAGCCCGGAGGCCTTCGCGGGCGCGTACCGCATCGCCGAAGCGATCCACGTGCTGATCAACAGGAAGTGAACCGTGAGTGACCTGGACTTCGAACTCGACATCGACGCACGCACGGCCGGCCTCGCCGACGCCGTGACGGAGCTCGACGAGCTCGAGAAGACGTTCAAGTCGTCGAAGGACGAATTGACCGTGCTCGAGAAGTCCTTCGCGGACACGGACAAGTCGCTCGAGAAGCTCTCCGAGCAGCTCGCGGACACCCGCATCGAGATGCAACGCGCGATGCAAGCGGGCGACGAAAAGAAATTCTGGAAGCTCGCGCAGTCGACCGACGACCTCACGAAAAAAGAGGAGGCGCTGCGAAAAAAGAGCGCCGAGCTGAAGACGTCGATCGACGCGCAAAAGAAATCGACGCAGGCCGCGGCCGACGCAGTGGGCCACGCTCGCGACGCCGAGAAAGACCACAAGGACGCCGGCGAGGCGAACGACAAGCGCACGAAGGCCGCCACCGCACTCCTCGACCGCTACGGCGGCAAGCTCGGCGGCGTCGCGAAGAACACGATGTCAGCGGTCGACGAGCTCGGAAGCCTCACGCAAGGCCTGAGCGCCGCGGACGCCGTCGCAGTCGGCGCGGTCGCAGGATTCGCGCTCCTCGCAGTGGGTTTGCTCGCCGTTGGCGCCGCGTTCGTCGCGGCCGCGGCGTCCGTCTACAAGTACGCCGTCGAGCAGGCGAACGCGAAGCGAAACACGGAGCAGACGCTCCGCGCGCTCACGCAAAGCAACGACGTCGCGAACGCCACGGCGGCCGCGTTCGAACGCATCGGGCACGACACGGGACAGAGCAACGATCAGCTCCTGCAGTACTCGCGCGGCCTCACGGAGACGCGGCGGCAGATGGGCCTCGCCCAGGTCTCGAGCAAAGACCTCGACACGGTCCTCCGTGCGGCCGCGTCGACGGCGACCGCGCTCGACGACGCCGGCGCCGGGCAAAGCATCATCGACCAATTCAACGCCGGCCTGATGACGGCGGACCAGCTCGCCGATCGCGTCGACAAGAAATACGGCGACGTCGTCAAACAGAAGATGCTCGGGCTCGATCAGCAGATGACGAGGCTCGAGCGGAACCTCTCGGCCATCACATCACACTTCGACGTGAAACCCGTGCTCGAGGGTCTCTCGCGCATGGTCGATCTCACGGACAAGGAGACCGCGAGCGGCAAGTTCCTGCAGGACATCTTCGACACCGTTTTCGGCAAGACGTCCGGAAGCCTCGTCGAGGACTTCTTCGTCGGCCTCGAGCGCTACATCATCAAGAGCGAGATCGTCCTCACCGACTCGGAGATCTACTTCTACAAATTCAAGAACGCCGTCGAGGCGATGACGGACGTCGATCTCGGCCCGCTCGGGAACCTGCACGATCGCATCAACGACATCGTCGATGTCGTCTCGAAGGGCGGGACGGAGGCGATGAAGCTCACGGACACCGTCTCGGGGATCGGCGTCGCGATGTCCTTCGTCGCGAAGACGACGAGCACGGCGGCCGACGGCTTCGACAAGCTGAAGACGAAGCTCGATCCGCAGGAGTGGTCGAAGCTCGCGACGGACTTCATCGACGGCTTCGTGAACGGTCTTGATAAGGGCATCACGCGCGTCGAAGACAAGGTGAAGCAGATCGGCGGCACCGCGATCAAGACGATGAAGTCGGTACTCGACTCGCACTCGCCTTCGCGCGTCTTCGAAGACATCGGCCTCACGATCCCCCAAGGCCTCGAGCTCGGCGTCGACTCGGGCGCGCAGAGCCTTGGACAGTCGATCGACGCGCTCGTGCAGCCGCCGCAGCTGCCGCAATCGACGAGCGCGCAAGGCGCGAACGCGAACGCCGGCGGTCCGCGGTTCGTGATCGAGCACCTCGAGATCAATGGGGTGAAGGGCGCCGAAGACATCGGCGACAAGCTCGACGAGGCCCTGACGGCATGGTGGGAGCGTCGCGCGCTGCAGATGGGCATCGACGCCGAAACGGAGCCGACGTGAGCAACCCCGTCGACGACTTCGAGGACTACGACTCGTTCAAGCTCGCGGGCGTGAAGTCGCCGGGCGTGTGCACCTTTCCGCAAGCGCCCGAGCGCATCGAAGGATGGGAGCAGCAGATCCCCAACGGCAACGGCGGCTTCACGATCCACAAGCGCACGCCGCCGATCGAATGGGACATGGAGCTTTATGTCTGGGTCGGCGAAGACGAGTTCGGCAACCCGGTCAACGGCTTCGAGGACTACAGAAAGTTCAAGAAAATCTACAAAACGCTCATCAAGAAAAACGATCCGAAGGCGCTCTCATTCTCGCATCCGTTGACGGACGATCTCGACCCGCCGGTCACAAGCGTCGTGATCAGCAAGTGGGGCAACCCGAAACCCGACGGTGTCGGTGGCGGCACCGCGCGCCTTCACGTGCTCGAGTATCGGCCCTTCATTCCCAAGCCCGTGACGAAGCTCGACGGTACCTTCGTCGAGAAGAAGGACAAGAACGCCGACGTCAAAGCGATCCTCAACGCGAAGCTTCAAACGCTCGACGCCGTGCGAGGGCCGCGCACATGAGCAGCGTCCTTCTCAACGCGAAGACTGCGCTCGCCGCGGTGCTCGTGCTTCCGGGCGCGGGCGTGTGGCATGCGGACGTCGAAGTCGGCAACGGCGAAGCGCTCGCAGACGCGATCGGCAAGCCGGGCAAGGCGTCGCTCGTCTTCGCCGACGTCACATTGAAAGGCACGATCCTCCCGCACGGTGGTGACGTCTTCGGGCGCGGATGGTTCCGCGTCATCGGCGGTTACAACGGCTGGGGGAAGCCCGTCGATCCGAAGCCGTATCGCTCCGCCGCCGGCGTGAAGGCGTCGACCGTGCTCGGCGACGTCGCGCGTGATGCAGGCGAGCAGCTCGCGTCCTTCACGGACTTCCGCGTCGGCGGTTGGTACACGCGCCCGAGCTCGACGGCGCGCGACACGCTCGAGGACATCGCCAAGGGCGCTTGGTACGTCGACGAAGACGGCATCACGCACCTCGGCACGCGTGAGAAGAAGGCGTGGAAGACGTCGCACCGTCTCATCGACGCGCGGCCCGATCGCAACTGGGTCAGCATCGCCGCCGACTCGTTGAAGGACCTCGTGCCCGGCGCGCAAGTCGAAGGGCTCACCGCGGCGACCGTGCGTCACGAGCTCGCCGGCGAGCACCTCCACACGACCGTCTTCGGCACAGACGGCACGACGCCTGGCGATCGATTCCTCCAGCGCTTCATCGCCATGGTGCGCGCGGTCATGCGGCCGACGTTCTTCCACGGCCTCTACGAGTTCCGCGTGCGTGGCGGATCCGGTGGGTACCTCGATCTCGACCCGGCGAAGAAGTCGCTCGGGCTTCCGTCGATGAACAACGTCCCGGTGCGCGTCGGCGTCTACGGCGGGCGCGGCACGCCGGCGAACGGCACGAGCGTCCTCGTCGGTTTCATCAACGGAGACGCGTCACTCCCGTTCGTGAATTCGTTCGCCGGCGAATGGGAAGGCGGGACGAGCGTCCCGAGCGAGAGCCACATCTTCGCGGGCAACGTGAAGCTCGGTGACTCGAGCGCCCAGGCCATCGCGTTCGCGACGGGCGTGTCCGATCTGCAAAACGATCTGAACACGTGGTCGCCGAGCTCGGCCGACGGCGCCGCGGTGAAGGCGCTGATGACGACGTGGCTCGCGAACATTTACGCCACCACGAAAGCGGAGGCGTCCTGATGGCGACGCCGCTGAAAGCGCCGCCGTTCGGGCGTGATACCTCGGCGACCGACCAAGTCCGCTACGGCGTCGTCGTGAGCGGTGCGAAGCTCGTCGTCGAGAGCATCCTTCGATTGCTCCGCACACCGAAGGGCACGCTGCTCGACGATCGATTCTGGGGCTACGCCCTGGCCGAACGGCTCGGCGCGGAGTTCTCTCAGCGCGACACGGACGTCGTCGCCGTCGAGCTCGAGGCCGAGATCGCAAAGGACGATCGCGTCGACGGCGTGACAGTGACCGCGATCTTCTCGAAGGTGGGCACGTCTGCGCGGCTGAAGATCGTGATCGACGTCGACCTCGTCGCCGGCGGTTCCTTCTCGATGGTCCTCGCGTATCAGGACCTCACCATCGAGGTCCTCGACATCGACTTCGGAGGTGCGTCTTGACGTTGCCGACTCCGCTCTCCGAATTGCTGCGCCAGCGATCGCAAGAGGAGATCTTCACCGACTCGATCGCGCAGATGCAGAGTCAGAGCGTCGCGACCGAGACGTGGAAGTCCGGCGACCCGACGCGCGCGCTGCTCTTCACGATGAGCTTTCAGCTCGGCGGCCTCGAGGATCCCAAGGTCGGCTACCCGGCCATCATCGCCGGCGGCTTCCTCGGGTACGCGTTCGATGATTGGCTCGATGCGCTCGCGACGTGCAACTTCAACTCGCCGCGCAACAAGGCGACGTACGCGAACTGCAGCGTTCAGCTCACGAACACGACCGCGCAGGACTTCGGGACGCTCGATCCGAATGACGTCACGGCGGAGAACACGTCGACGCACGCGACGTACCACAACACCGCGGCGATCGTCTTGGGCCCGACCGGCACGGCGACTGCGACGGCGACCGTCACCTTCGAGGCCGACGTCGCCGGAAGCGACGGCAACGCCGAGATCGGCGACATCGACGAGCTCGTGAACCTCCCCGGCGTGACGGTGACGAACCTCACGGCGGCGACCGGCATCGATCGCGAGGACGACAACGCGTACACGCTTCGCGCCCAGCAGAAGTTCATCTCGCTTTCGCCGAACGGTCCCGTCGAGGCGTATACGTACGTCGTCACGACGGCGAGCCTGCAGGCGGACGGAAGCGGCGTCACGAACGTCACCCGCGTGCGTCCGGTCGGTGATTCGGACTACGGCGAGGTCATCTTCTTCATCGCGGGATCGTCCGGAGCTCTCAGCGGGCCCGACGCGACGCGCGCGCAAGCGACCGTGGAAAAGTGGGCCGAGCCGCTTGCCGTCGACTCGCTCGCGGTGCTCGCCGACGAGGTGAGCTTCGACGTCACGTACGAGCTCTGGGTCTACGACTCGATCAACCTCACCGAGGCGGCGATCAAGACGCTCGTCGAGACGTTCCTCCGTGCGGAAGCGAACAAGCGGCGCATCGGCGGAGACAACGAGACCGGCGACGACGCGCCGGGCTTCATCTACCTCGAGTGGATCCGTGCGCAGATCACGGAGGCCGTCTCTCCGAACGCGTTCAAGTGCAATCTCTCGTCGCCGGCGTCGGACGTCGCGCTCGACCTCACGGTGAATCCGCTCACCAACGTGCACACCGCGGACGTCGGCGTGATCGGCACGGTCACCGGGACGGTTCACATCATTCCGAGGGGCGCGACGTGACGACGCTCCTCGATCAGATCCCCGAGCTCGGCCCGACGTGGCTCACGCGCGATCGCGTCGTCGTCGACGGCGTGACGGTCGAAGTGCCCTCGCGCTACCTCACGACGCAGGCGACGCAGATCCAGAAGTACTACGACCGCCTCAACGACGGCGTCTCGGCGCGCTTCCTCCGCGTGCAGTCGCCTGCAGACGCTCTCTCGCAGCAGGGCCAGCGGATGGGCATCCTGCAGGGCCCGGACGAATCGCTCGAGTCGTACGTCACGCGCCTGCAATCGGGCATCGACGATCAACGTCTCGCCGGCGGCGCGTGGAGCATGCTCACGCAGATCCGCGGCTATTGCGCGCCGCACCCGGTCCGCGCGCGCATCATCAACAACCACGGCAACGCGTACACGATCGATCGCGACGGCACGAGGAGCACGTACCGACACGGCGCGTTCGATTGGGACCGCGCGAAGTGGCTCGCGCTGAAGAAGAAGACGATGCGCACGCGCGTGACCGGGCACGTCGGGCCCGCGATCCCTTGGTCGCGCTACTGGGTCATCATCTACCCGACGACGGACGCGGTCCCTCAGCCGTGGCAACTTCGCGGCTCATTCGGCAACGGCGGCGGCTACGGGACCGATGCAGCGACGGCCGGCTCGACGGCGACGCCGGGCGACGTCTTCGCGATTCGGCGCATCGTCCGCACGTGGCGCATGGGCGGCTCGCGGTGCGTGTCGATCATCATCTGCTTCGACGACACCGCCTTCGATCCCTCCGCGTCTTCGCCGCCGCTTCCTGATGGCACGTGGAAGTGGGCGAGCAAGTACGACCGCGCGACACCGGGCCGCCGCGTGCCCGCGCGCAACACGAACGCACTGTATTGGGCCGGTACGACCGAAGGAGCAGCGCTTTGAGCACCTACACGCCGACGAAGGCGGAGCAGCAGACGTACACGCAACCGGTGGACGGCGACGATCCGGAGACGCTCCTCGAGCGCATCCTCTCGTTCCTCCAAGGGCTCGCCGACGGCGCCGCCGCGGCCGCGCGCATCGCGTTCGACTGGCAACCCGTCGTGTCGACCACCTTCGCCGCCGTCGAGGGTTGCTTCGACGCATCGAAGGACCTCGCCTGGTGGATCGTTGGGAGCTCCGCGACGGACAAGCTGAAAGGCAGCTGGGACCGCGGCCGCTCGTGGAACTCCGCGACGATCTCGGCCGGCAAAACGCTCGTCACCGTCGCGACGGACACGAGCGGAAACGGCCTCGCGCTCGACACCGCCGGCGGCGGCTACTTCGGAGCGCGCTCGGCGTTCGCGACGGTGACGTGGACGCATCACACGGGCGTCCTCTCGACCTTGAACGTTGTCGCGGGCAAGGCCGGACTTTGCTTCGATCCGGTGCACGGCAATTGGATCATCGTGTGGGCCGCGTCGACGCCGGCGATCCACGCCAACTATCTGAACTCGGGTTTCGTCGCGACGAACGCCACGATCCCGAGCTCGTGGACCTCGGCGGCCGGCTGGGCCGACGTGCACGTGCAGGCGAACGAGCTCGGCGACGCGATCGCCGCGATGCTCGTCACGGGCAACTTCATCATCGGCCGCTCGACCGATGGCGGCGCGACGTGGGTCGACCCCACGACGATCCCGACGCTCAGCGCCCCATTCCTCGCGGCGCTCGGCGGCATCTCGCGCCCGACATACGACCCCGTCTACGACGAGTGGTACGTCACGCTCGCGTCCTTCAGCGGTGCGTACACGACGCACGTGCTTCGCAGCACGGACGCCGGCGACACGTGGGCCGACACCGGATGCGTGACGACGGACATGGCGCTCGTCGACTGCGAGGCGATCAACGGTGTGCTCGTCGGCCTCGACGCCGGCGGCCGCATCTTCCGCTCCGTCGATCGCGGCGTGACGTGGTCGTACGTCACCGCGAACGCGATGGGCAACTCGGCGTCCGCCGGGAACCTGAAGCTTCGCGCCGGAGACGGGCAGCTGCTCGAGATCAGTCGTGATGATGCACACGTGTGCGCAAGCGCCGTCGTTGGCGCATCAGGAGGGACCGCCCAATGACACAGCAAGATGTGCTCGTACCGATCAAGTTGATCTACGTCCAAGGGACGAAACAAGAAGCGATCGCGAACCTCTCTTTCGAGGGCTTCGAGGCGTGGACGACGGACGACGATCCGAGCGTCGGCGAGAGAACGCTTCACCTCGTTCTTCCGAATCCGCCGCCCGAAACGACGGTCGTTTCGGTGCCGTCGGGAGCAGGCTTCGCGAGTGCGTCGGGCGCGTTCTCCTCCGAAGGTCCTGGAACGGTGCGCGTTCGATTCCAGATGCTCAACCCGCCGAGCACGGGCTTCCACTGGATCGCGGGCTTCACCGCGGCCGCGTCGCAAGGCTGGCTCGTCGCAACGCAAGAGACCGGCATCGGCTCAGCGTTCGGCCAGCTCGTCGTATACGCGGGCCTCGACGGCACGCTTACGCGTATCGGTCGCAAGTTCCTTCTCGCCGCGCAGATCGGCGAGATCGTCACCGTTCACATCGTCTTCGACGGAACTCACGCGCACGTCTACGTCGACGGTTACGAGATCGGCGTTGGCAACGTGACCACGGGGATGCCGACGGCGTACACGGCCTACAACAAGGCAACGAGCACCGCTCTCGGCGTGGGCAACGACGCGACGCATGCCTTCGTCGGCGAGCAGGGGATCATCGAGGTCGCAACATCGTCGCTCGCGATGAGCGCGGCACAGGTGCTCGCGGATGCGCAGAAGGCCGTCGGTGTGGCGATGGCGAACGAGACTCACCGCTATACGGCGAGTGCGGGCCTCGGTTCGACGTGGGACGACGCCGATGGCGCCGTCTCGCTCACCAAAACCGGTAACGTCTCGGTGTCGACATCTCTGCTCGCGGTCCCATCGCGCGCGCGCACGTTCAACGCCCGCGGCGACTCGATCACCGCCGGCTATCAGGCGGGCAACACGAGCGGCGACGGTTGGCGTCGCGGCGTGCAGGTCGCGTGTCATCGCGCGGGCGTGCGTCTCGCCTTCCAAGGCGAGAACGTTCCGAACGGAGCAACGGCGCTCGATTACGACTACTGGAACGACGGCAATCCGGGCGAGCAGCTCCAAGATCGCCTCCCGACTTTCGCGACCGATCTCGCGAACACCGGGACCGCGACGACGGGCGTCATCCTCGCCTACGGCATCAACGACCTCATCGCCGGCGATCGGACAAGCGCGGAACTCGTCGCCGACATTGCGACCGCATGCGCCGACATCCGCAGCGCGCGGCCGGGTGCACCCATCGTGATCGTGAACATCTTCGACGTCGCGTCCGGTGCAGCCACGAGCGGCCAGCATGCGGAGATCGCGACGTACATCGCGCAGTTCGGTGCGATGGTCACCGCGCTCAAGGGCGCCGGGTACAACGTCGCCGGCGCCGACGTGTCGGGCGTGACGGGAGGCGACCCGGACAGCACCGCGGTCCTCTGGGACGGCGTTCACCCCACGCCGCCCACCTACGCCGCGATGGCCACGATCATCGCCGACGCACTCATGACGCTCGTGTGAGCGAGCACGAAAGGAAATCGACATGAAGTTTCAACCCACCTGGCCCGTCGTCGCGCTCGTCGCGATCGTCGCTCTCTTCCTCGGCGCTCTCGCGTGGAAGGGCATCATCCCCGGTTCGGCCATCGTCGCCTTCATCGGCGGCTCGATGTTTCCGACGTTCAACGTCTTCCGCGGCAACAGCACGCTTCCCACGGATCCGTCCGAAAAGGAGTCACCGAAATGACCACGCTTTTGTGCATCGGCGCGTTCGTCGGATGCGGGCTCGTGCTCGCGTCTGCCGCAACCAAGATCCCGGTGTGGATCGGGACGTTCGTCCTCGGTCTCGTCGTCCTCATCCCGCTCGCCATGCAGGTGTTCAAGTGAGGCGCGCCGTCGTGCTCGCGCTCGCTATCGCGTGCGGCAACAGCCAGGGCGCGCAATCGCCCGATCCCGAAGCGGCGAAGTGCGTCTCGCATCGCACCGCCAAACAGCTCGAGTGCGTCGATCTCTTCCAGACGAAGCTCGAGATCGACGCGTGCCGCGACAAGGTGAAGTCCGAAATCCAGTGCGTCGACGCCGGCGCGGAAGGTGGTGCGAAATGATCGAATGGGAAGGTCTCGCCAAGTCCGCGCTCGACGTCGCCGAGGGCGTCGTCTCGAGCGTCAACCCGCTCGCCGGCATCGTCGTGAAGTGGGCGGCCGACACCACGTTCGCGATCATCGACCAGCAACGCGCGCTCGAAAAGCCTGACCCGGTCGCGGCCTCGCAGCTCGCGGGCGACAAGCTCGCGGACCTCGTCGAGAAGCTGAAGCTCGGCACGCCATGACCGAGGAGCGCGACACCGATCCCGGCGCGCCCACCATCGAGGAGCGCGTCGAACTCGCGACGGTGAACGCGCCGGGTGGCGTCGCCCTGATCTTCGCCGCAGTCGCGGGAGCCATCCTCGCCGCGGTCTTTTGGATCACCGGGACGCCGCGCCGATGGATCGCGCTCCTCATCGCCGGCGCGCTCGGGGTCGCGGTCTTTTTCATGCTCAAGAAGTGAAACTCACCATGGCAGACGAAGTCGAAACCGAAAGCCCGCAGATCCCCCCGCCGCCGCCGACCATGCGCGCGACGCCGCTCGCGAAACAGATCGCGAGCGAGATCGACCCGAGCATTGAACGCTTCGCCATCAAAGTGCTCGCGCAGATGAATTCGATGGCGACGGATCTGCTCGCGCGCATCGATCACGACGGTCTGAAGACGGAGTCGCGCATCGAGAGCCTCCGCGGCGAGGTGGGCGTGCATCACAAGATGATCGTCGGCTACCTCACGACGCTGCAGGCGAGCATCGTCGAGATCTCCGAGAAGCAGACCAAGCAGGGCGCGATGTTGCGAGCGCACGCCGGCCGCATTCGCGCGATCGAGGTGCGGGTCAAGCGGATCGAAACGAAGCTTGCGAAGAAACCGAAGGAGAAGCGCCGTGCCGGGAAAAGGTGAAGTCGCCCAGCTTCGTCGCGAGGTGCGCGCGCTGCGATCGCTCGTCACACGGCTCGCACGCGCGCTCTACACGCACACGCGAACGGACATCGCGCCCGATGCCGCACTTCCGGCCATGAAGCGCATCGTCGACGAGCTCCGCCGGAGGCATCGTGCCGCTCGATAAGGACGAGCGTGCGGAACTCGCGGCGCACAAGAGCAACGTCGTCGCCGAAGTGAAGGGCATCACGGACGCGGCGATCGCGCACGTCGAGAAGGTCGTCGCGCCGTTCGCGCCGCTCGCCCAGAAGGTCGATGCGACCGCGGTGAAGGTGGACGCGCTCGAGAAGGAGACCAAAGACCAGACGCCGATCCTGAAGGACCTCGCGACCGAGGCGAAGCGGGCGAAGAAGGCTCGCATCGCCGCGCGTAACGAACGCATCTCGCGATCCGCGCTCGACAAGGAGAAACGCGAGCGGGACGCCGCGTGGGTGAAGTGGCGCAAGCGCGTCGCCGGCGCCGCTGCAATCCTCGTCGTGCTCGGCGAAGCGTATCGGCTCTTCTTCGGCGACGCTCCCGAGCCGAAGAAGAAGCACAAGCACGCGATCGAAGAGGCCCCGTGAGCTCGCAGCAGTTCGCTGGCGTCGACTGTCCGCTCTGCTCGCACCCGGAGCTCTGGAAGGACTTCGCGCGGTGCCCCGGATGCCTCGGCGGCAAACGGATCTCCCACTTCAAGCGCTCCGAGCTGTTCCTGAAGTTCCCCGAGCTCGCGCGCTACGACACCGAACGAGAGATGCCGGCGGTCCGGCCCGAAGAGGAATCATGAACACGCTCACGATGCAGCGGCACCTTCATCGCCTTGGCTTCGACCCCGGAGAGCTCGACGGTCTCGACGGACCGAAGACGCAGGCCGCGCTCGCGCACTTCCTCGAGGGTCGAAACACCGACGACGTCGAGGCGGAGCTGCTCGACGCATCGATGAACATCGTCGACGGTCTCGATACGTCGTACTTCCAAGCGACGCAGGACTGGTCGAAGCTCGATCAACCGCTCGAGCGAAACGACATCTTCGCGCCCTTCGGTTTCCAGTTCTCGATCATTCGCGCGAGCTACGGCGCGTCGTCGAAGGATTCGACGTTCATTGAGAAGGCGCACGCGTCGCTCGACGCCGGCGTCACGACGTTCGCCTACCACTTCGTGTCACCGCTGGCGCTGCCCGGTCCGCAGATCGACACGCTCGCGGAGCAGTGCCGGCGCGCGGGCTTGCGCTCGAGGACCGTCGCGCTCGATCTCGAGTGGACACCGAAAGACCTGACGGGTGCCAAGCTCGTCGAATGGTTCGTCGCGAACGGGCCGAAGATCCTCGACAACCTCCGCGCGGCCGTCGCGATCTGTACGTCGACGTTCGGCGCGAAGCCGATCATCTACTTCTACCCGTCGTACTGGCCCGAGCTCGGGCACGGGGCGCTGAGCGCGGAGTGGACGGCGTGCCCGCTGTGGCTCTCGGCGCCCACGAAGAAGGGCGGCATCCACAAGCCGGTCGCGCCCTGGCCGGCCGTGAGCTTCCACCAGTGGACCGATGACGCGAACGTCGTCGTCCCGGTCGACGGCTACGGCGGTCCGCACATCCTCGCGGACCGCTTCAACGGAACGATCGACGAGCTCCGGTCTCTCACGTGAGTCTCGTCGAGGGCACGGTCACCGCGACGGCCGATTCACTCGGCAACGTCACGCTCGGCGGGAGCGACTTTGCCCTCGCGATCGCGCAAGCCCTTGATCCCGGAATCGCGCCGTCACAAATCCTCGCGTACAAGGCCGCGCTCAACAACCCGACGGCGTTCGCGGACCTCGTCACGAAGCTCTACGCGTCGACGGCGACGAAGATCGCGTCGCTCACGACGTACCTCAACGCGAACATCTCGGGCGGCGGGAGCTTCACCGCCGGCGGCGATCTCTCCGGGAGCTCGAGCTCGCAGACCGTCATCGCGTGGCTCGGCGAAGCGCTCGACCCGACGACCATGGGATTGCCGACCGACGGGCAAATCCCGGTGTACGTGAACGGCTCGACGGCGTGGAAGGCGCGTTCGATCTCCGGCGACATCAGCATGTCGAACGCCGGCGCCGTCGCCGTTGGGAAGATCAACGGCGCGTCGGTGCCGGCCGCCGGCTCGCTCACCACGGGCAACGTCCTGCAGGTGAGCGGCGTGAGCGCGCTCTCCTATGGTCCGCTGAATCTCGCCGGCGGCGCGAACTACGTGACGGGTCTTCTTCCGAAGGGCAACCAAGCATCGCAGGACGTCGGCGGCGACCTCATTGGCACGACCGCGGCCGCCACCGTCGCGAAGGTGAACGGGACGAGCGTGCCAGCGACGCCCGCGGCGAATTCTCTCCTTCAGGCGACGAGCACAACGGCGGCGCAGTGGACGGATCCGACGTCCGGCACGCCGACGCTTCCGTTCGCGAACCTCCAAAACCATCACATCTTCTACTGGTGCGGCCTCAACACGACATCGAACGGCACGTTTGCGATCGGCTTCAAGCAGCTATCGCAGTCCGGAACGCAGGCGGAGGCAACGCCGTCGAGTGGGTCGAAGCTGAACGGAACGCGCCGGACGAAGTACACGGTTACGTCTGCAACGTCGCAGCTCGGGATCTTCGAAGCGTTCAACGGTGCAGGCAGTCGCTACGCGTGGCGAGGCGACGCAGCGGGACGCGGCGGCTTCAAGTGCGTGTTCCGCTTCGCCGTGGTCTCGTCGGGCAATAACTCCGTGTGGGTGCACCACTATGGCCTCGACGACCAAAACGGCCCTGGATCCGTGAACTATCTGACGAACACCACGGCGAAGCGCGTGATGCTCGTTCAGGCGTACACCGCGACGGCTGGCGGCGCCGTGCCGGCGGCGACGAATTGGAAGATCTCCGAGTGCGACGGCACGACGAACACGCTCACCGACACGGGGATCGCCGTCACGCACGGCAACCTCATCGAATTGATCCTCTACTGCACCCCGAACGGCACGATTCAGTGGACCGTGAACGACATCACCGCGGGGACGACGGCCAGCGGCTCGTGCACGACGACGCCGCCGGCGACGACGGTCTTCATGGCGCCCGCAATCCACGCATCGATCACCACGGGCGGAACGGGAACGTGCGAGATCGACGGAGCGCTGATGTACGGCGAGCTGTTCGACTGATTACTCGCAGACGCCTTCGACGAAAGTTCCGTTCATCTCGACCTCGCACGCGTCGCCGTGCATGCAAGGCGTGGTGCGGCACTGCGAGCCCGTCCACGTCGGATGTCCGCCGTCGTCGCTCGAGAGCGTGAACGTGAAGAAGTTCTGCTCGTCGCACGTGACGACGCGGCTCGGCGTCGCGCACGCGTTCGGCGACTGCGTTTGCCCGCCACACGCGACGAGGAGAAGCGCGAACGAGATCGATCTCATCACCGGACAGGTTCGCCGGCTGCGAACGACGGGCACAACGCAACTTTGGTTGCAGGGTCGAAGCGTCATGACGTCGCACCTTTCTTCTCGAAGTACTCGAAGACACAATCGGCGATGAGCAGCTCCGCCTCGGCCGCCGGCATCCAGCTCGCGTTGTCGTGATCGCCGAACATCGCGAAGACGCCCTCGTTGAAGCCCATCGCTGCGCCGACGGCCTCGTCCTTCGTCTCGCCGACGCCGAACTTCCAACCCTCGTGTCTCGCGCGAAAGTAGAAGATGCGGCCGTCGCCGAGCACGCCCTCGTATTGCACGGGGCACGCTTCGAGCGTCTGCGTGATCGACCTGATGCCGAGCTCGAGCATCACGCGCCTCGCTTCGCAGGCCGCTTCCAGCCGTCTACAACGACGTCGACGACGCGTGCTTCGTCAACGGCCTCGAGAAGGGCGCCGGCGAGCTGCACGACGCGCCTCGAGACGTCCTTCCGCGTCGCCGCGCGCTCGAGGAGCGCTAGCGCGAACGCGCGCACGTCGACGAGCATCTCGTTCGTTCCACCGCGGAGCCACGCGCTAGAGATAAGTGCGCGCACCGACTCAGAAACGTCCGAAATTCGTAAACCGTAGGTCTCGAGTTCAAATCTCGAAGGCGGCTCAAAGTTTCGCGCAGTTACGTTTTCGGCTGCGTGGCGTGTGGCTTCGGTGTGGCTTCGTTCGTCACCTACTCCGCTTCCACCAGCAAGTCTCTGAACGAAGAGATCTGGATCGAGCGTTCCTCGCCTGGCTTGAGGAGTCCGCAGTCCTTGATCGTGTGAAGGCCGTACGTGATTCTCACGCGCAGGTTTCGGCCGCCCTTCTTCTCGTCGTTCTTCACGCGAACTCTCATCATTGCCTCCGTGATCCTTCGCCGCACGCATCGCGAGCACGTTCAGGTCGCGGGCGTACCTTTCCGTGACGCTCAAGCTCGAATGACCGAGCAAGTCCTTCAGCTCCTCGAGCGACCACGCACGACCGAGCGCGCCGGTAAGAAGGAGCGTCGCGCCCGTGTGACGGAGATCATGCCATCGCACCTTGCGATCGATGCCGGCCGCGGCGAGCCATGCGAGCCAGCGTTTGCGCGGAACCATCGCGCCCTTGGGACGAGGCGAGCCGACGAACTTCGACACGCGCGTCTGATTGTGCCAGCCGCTCAAGCGAGGCTTCGACGTCGCGAAGTGGAGCCCGCGCTCGTTCGGCGTCGGCTTCCACGAGCGCATCGCCTCGAGCGCAAAGCCGAAGAGCGGGACGTTGCGCGAGCGCTCGCTCTTCGTCGTCTCCGAGCTCGGGCCGCTCCGGTTGATCTCGATGTACGGCGCGCGCGCATCGAGGTGCACTTCGCTCGTGAGGATCGCGCGGTGCTCGCCCTGGCGGATGCACGTCCCGACGGCGATCGCGACGAGGTGCTTCCCTTCGTCGTCGGCGTTCCAGAAGAGCGCTGCGAGCTGGTCGAGCGTGAGCGGGCGCATCTTCGCCGCGCTCTTGCCCTTCACGTGCACGTCGGCCGCGGGGTTGTATTCGAGCTTGCCGGCGTCGACGGCGGCCGCGAAGACGAGGCGGAGCGTCGAGAGCGCGTTCTTCCGTGTCGAGCGCGAGAGGCCGAGGGTCGCGAGGGCGTCGCGCCATTCGACGACGTCCTTCTTCTTGATCGCCTCGAGCGGCCAGTCCGCGCACGCCCAGCGCTTTCGCCCGAGCTTCTCGTGCCCGGTGACGTAGCGCCACCGCTCGCGCTCCGTGCCGACGGACTTGTTGCCCTCGAGCTCGCGTTGGTCGAAGACGGTCTCGGCGTACGCGTCGAGCGTGTTCGACGTCTTGAGGCGGCCGACGGCGAGCTCGTAGACCGCTGCGTCGAGGATCTTCGCGGCCCACTCGCGCGACTCGAAGGTGCCGAGCGGCGTGCGCCTCTTGTCGGGGAGGCGCGGCATGAAGCGGATCGATCCGTCGCGCTGTTTGCGCTCCTCGATCGTGCCAGTGCCTTGGCGACGTCGCGTCATCGCGGATTCTTTGCGATCACGGCGGCGATAAGGGGCTCACTGCAACGTAGCGACGCCGCGACGCGGTCGAGGACGTTGCTCGGGAAGTCCTTTTCCTGCTCGTTGTAGATCTGGTTCGCGACGCGCCCGAGTTCCAGTCCAATCTTGTAGCGCTCGTCGCGTCTGATGTTGGCGATCACACCTTCGAGCGCAGACACGGCGACGTCGTCCCGGTGAGCATTCCCGTTTCCGTAGACGAACGCCGACGCAATCTCGTGGTCCGTCGGGTCCGTGCGTTCGCGCTCTTTCCGTTCACTCATCGCTTCAGCCTCTTTCTCTCCAGGATTCGCTTTGCCTCGGCGGCCGCCACTTCGTCAATGGGCGCCGTCGGGAAGGGAAGGACTCGGCCGCGCTTCGCAGGCTTCTCGTCCTCCGTCTCGAGCTCCACGGCGAGTTCGACGAAGAGCTCCGCGACGCGGCGGTAGAGGATGGCGGTGCGCGCGCGGTTCATGCTCCTCGACGCTCCGCCATCGCTTGCGCGTGCCGCTCGTACGCGCCCGAGAGTGCGAGGAGCGCCTCGAGGAGGAGGGCGCGTTCCGTCGGCGTCATGCTCCGCGAGCCTCCGCCGCGAGCTCGTCACGCCATGCCAGGTGAAGCTCGTGGATCACCTCCGAAAGCGCGAGCCGATCTGATGCGTCGAGCCCGCGCACCTCGGCGAGCCGTTGCGCCCAGCGATCGAGTCGCTCCGAGCGCAGACGCGGAGGCGCGCGCATGTCCGTCACGGCACGCTGCTCCGTCCCGTCGCGACGTCGACGAGGCCGCCGTTCTTTTGATCGTACGCGCGACGATGCGCGCTCCGCGGACGCCCGCATCCACAGCAGCGCTTGAAGCCGTCGGCCTCGACCTGCTCGCGACCTCGCACGGGGAACCAAGCGTGACGCTTCGGGTCGTCGATGGCGATCACTGCGGGCCTCCGAGATCGCGGTGCAGCGTCGCGAGACCTTGCGCGCGCGTGAGAAGCTTTCTCGAGGACAATTCCGAGAGGTAATCGCTCACGGTTCGATGGGCGAAGCCCGTAGCGCTCGCGAGCCCCTCGGTTGTCTCCTCACCGCCGGCGGCGAAAAGGGCCTGCAGTACTTCGGCCTGGCCACTATTGAGCGACGAGAGGCACTTCGCTCGAAGCTGCTCCAGCGTCGGTTTCGCCGGCCAGTTCTGATATTGCGTGACGAGCGTCGCACGACCGGCGCTCCGCTTTACGAGGCCAGCGCTGGAGAGCTCGGAGAGGTAGTCGCTCACCGTGCGCGGCGCATATGCGGTCGCGATGACGAGCTGCGCCGTGTCCGCCGCTCCGCTCCACTGCGCGATCGCGTGGAGAACCTCGCGCGCGCCAGCGCTGATGTCGTTGATCGCGTCGTCACCCCGCGAGGGGGCCGCGCTTGCCGGAACCTCGGCGCGGCTCGAGGGTGCCGGGGCGGGCTCGAGCAGTTGCGTGATCGGCCTCGTCCCTTCCGTCTTCGTGCGGCCCGCGAGGAGCGCCGCGCGTAAATTGCGAAGCGCGTGCAAACCGACTTCGTGCGCCTTGATCAGCGCATCGAACGCGGCGAGTACTCCGTCGCCATCGACCGTGACGGTGTGCGTCGTCTTCGTGGTGCCGTTCATCTTCTTCGCCTTGACCTTCCTCACGCAGTCGCACGCGCCGGCGACGCTCGGCGCGTGACCCTTCCACTCGCGACCGACCATGCATTGCCCCGTCGCGGGGTCGTGCCAGTAGCGGATCTCGTGTCCGCACTTGCAGACGCCGGCCTTGTTCGCCACGTCACGCTTGCTCCGCGGAACGCAGTCGAATGAGCTTCCACGTTGCGTACGAGCTCAGCGCCTTGTCGGCCCACTTGGTCGCGATGTTGGCCGTGCGGAACGGCCCATACAAATTGCCGCCGACTTCGACGATCCACATCACGCGTCTTCGCCGGCTGCGTCCGCCGGCGCCTCCTTGTCGAGCAGCTCCGCGTACGCGCGCAGCGACTTCGACGTGCGCGCGAGCATCTCGCGGTCCTCCGCGCTGAGGGGGCGATCGCTATTCGCGATGCCCCACATATACCCGGCGCGGATGAGTACGTTCGAGCGGTCGCGGTCGTCGTCCGTGATCGACGCGTAGAGATTGAGCGGGGTGTCGCTCACGACTTCCCCCCCAGCGCATTGCGGATCGTCTCCGCGAACTTCGACTTGATCACTTCGTCGACCATCGCCGCGAACTTCACACGCGCTGCCTGGGCCTCCTCTTTGAGGTCCTTCTCGACGACGTTCGAGAGGATCTTCCGCATCGTGTGTTCGAGCCACGTCGAACGTCCGCGGCCGTACCCTTCCCAGTCAGCTTGGTGCTCGAGCATCGTCGTGACGCTCTCGGCGAGGGTGACGCGTTTCGTCGTCGAGCCCCAACGCGTGTATTCAGGCCAGCCGTCCTTGATCTCGTTGAGAACGATGCGGCGGACTTCTTCCTCGGTGATCTGCTCGACGAGCTTTCCGAGTTGAGCTGCTACGCTCTTTCGCACCTCTTCGCGCAGATTGTCCGCCGTGCCGTGAATGAGGATGTCGACGGCACGTTCAACGATCTCCTCCTTGTTCACGAGATCGCCGAGCGTCAGGTTCTCCGCCTTCTTGTTCGCCGGCGTGTTCATGACTTCGCTCCCGCGCCGACGGAGGCCTTCGCCTCGGCCTGGAACTTCTTCGGATCGACCTTGTAGAAGTCGCAGAGCATGTCGAACGCGCCGCGCTCCTCCGCGAGCTCCGACCGCGTGCCGTAGTGATCGAACGCCGACTCCTCGGCGACGATGTTGATGAGGATTGCGCGCGCCGTCTTCTCGCTCAGCTTCGACGCGATGCGCACGACGCCCTTTACCTCGAGGTCGTAGGCGTCCTGCGTGTCCTTCACGAGCTTCCGCTCGACGAGGACCTCCGCCTTGAGCTGACTCATCGCCGAGAGCTTCTCGACGAGGAGCGCGCGCCACAGCTCGACGGTCGCGGGCTTGCCTTCGGCCTTCTCGGCGATCGCCGCGATCGCTAGCTCGATGCAGCGGCGCTCGATCGCGTCCTTCGTCTTCTCCTTCTTCTTCGCCTCGCGCTCTTTCTTCTCGCGCTCACGCTCGGCGGGCGAGGCCTTCGCCGCGGTCGACTTCTTCTCGACGTCCGACTTCTTGACGAGTTCGTGGATACCGCCTTCGGGATCGCGCGCGATGGTGATCGGTGGAAGCTTCGTCCCGAGCTTCTTGCGATACGTCGTGTTCTTGCCGTCGATGTAACCTTCGCGGTCGAGGTCGACGTACGCGGAGTTCCACGACAACGAGCCGTCGTGCGTGTTGAATTGCTTCTTCGTTTCGGCGTCGGACAGGACGTCGACACCGTCCGTCTTCGCGCGCGCCACGCGCACCTTCCACGCCGCATCACGCTTCTCGACGAAGCACGAGGGCAGCGTGCAGACGTCGGCGCTCTTCACGTCCGCGAACAGCTCGGTTTGATTGCCTGTGCGATTCGGACAGACCGTGCACGCGCCGGCCTTGAACGATGCGTCCGCGAGATCGAACGGCGCGTCGACGAGTCGCAGCATGAACTTCGACCGGATGAGCGCGAAGGCCTGACGCTCGCTCACGGGCGTGGTGAGCTTCACTGCGCTCTCCACGCCGCCGTCGAAGAAGTCGTCCTCGTCTTGCTGATCGAAACCGTCGATCTCCTTCGCGCGCTTCTCGAGCTCCTTGAGCGCCTCGAGCTGCAGCTTCTCGCTTGGGATGCGAGCGATGTGGAGCGCGACGGCCGCCGAGATCGTGCCGGCGTAGCACGCGTCGCGCGCCGGCTTGCAGAGCGCGCAGAGCTTCATACGCGCGTAGACCGTCGCCGGCGTCTTCGAGACCGTCGCGGCGATCTCCTCGACGGTCATGCCGTGCACCTTGCGGAGCCGCTCGTAGCCCTCGGCCTCCTCGAGCGGGTGGAGGTCGCTCCGCTTCGTGTTCTCCTCGACCATGAGGACTTCGCACGTCTTGTCGTCGAGGTCGCGCACGAGCGCGAGGATCGTCGAAGCCTTCGCCTTCTTCGAAGCGCGGAAGCGGCGCTCGCCGCAGACGATCTCGTAGCGCTTGCCCTTCGGTCGCACGATGATCGGCTCGAGCAGGCCGTGCGCCTTGATGCTGTCCGCGAGCTCGTCGATCGCGGTGAACGTCTTGCGCGGGTTGTTGGGGTGCGCGTCGAGGTCCTCGAGCGCGAGCATCGCGAGGTTCGCCGGCGCTGTCTTCGCGTGGCCGTTCGTTCCGTTCGTCTTCACTTGTTCGGTCTGCATGGTGTTCCTTTCAAAAGTTGGGCTCGGCATCGCCGAGGTCGATCACTTCGAACTTGTCCGTCGGCTCCGGCCAAAAGAGCGGCTTCTTGATCCAGCCGCGCGCGGCGAAGCTTTCGGCAAGCTTCTCGAGCTCCTCTGAGAAGGCGGTGACTTCCTCCTCGAGCGTCTTGATGAACTTCTCGTCGCGCTCGACGCGCACGAGCGCCGTCGGGAGCTCGGGGTGGTAGCTCATGATGTCCACCCACTTGCGGCCGGTGATCCAGAGCTGCCCTTGAAGCTGAGGAAAGTACGTCTTGTCAGCCTTCTTCAGGCGGAGGTAGCCGACGTGCACATGGTCCTTCGGGACTTTGATCTCGACGAGGCCATCGTCGCCAACAAGACGGTCCGGCGACGCGCCGATCGTCTTCGCGTCGTTCGTGATGAAGCCGACGGGCGTCGTCGCCGCGTCGACTTGGAGCTCGTAGTACGCGACGGCCTCGGCCTCCGCTGTCGAGCCGCGCGCCATCCACTCCGAGACGTGCTCGGTGAGCGGTCGCCCAAGCATGCGCTCCGCGAGGAGCGCGTGCAGATAGCGCTCGCGCGACTTCGACTTCGCGCCCGTCGGCGTGACGATGTTGTCGAACGCCGACGCCGTCGGAATTCCCGCGCGGAGCTTGAGCCAGTCCGCGCTGCCCTGCGTGACGGAATGAACGATCACCGCGGCGCCCTCTGCATCTTCTCCTCGAGCGCCTTGCGCGCGGCCTCGTAGTCGCGCGCGGGGATCTGCTCGAGCGTCTCGACGCGGAGCCACTTGAGGAACTTCGCCTTGTCGCTGCTCGTCGACGAGATGAGGTCCTGCAGCTCTGCGACCTGGTCGGCCGTGACGAAGCCCTCTGGCCCGCGCGCCGTTCCGTTGCCGTCGTCGTCCTCGTCGCGTTCGACGATGTTGAGCATCATCTTGAGGAGCGTTCGCCGCGCGTAGCTCATCGTCGACCCGACGGCTTGCGCCGGCGACTTCGCGCCCATCGTGTCCGTGGGGAGCGTGATGGTCTCCTTTTCAGACCATCCGTCGCGGTGCGAGATCGTGAGCGAGACGACGTGGATCTTGCCGTCCGTCGACGTGCTCCCGTACTTGAGCGAGAAGCCCTCGGCCGAGAGGATCGGCTTCACCACCTCGTCGATGTCCTCGAGCTTCGCGTATTTGTTCCGGACCTTGCCGTCGATCTTCACGTGCGTGCTCTTGCCGATCTGCGGCACCTGCTCCTGCACGCGAGCCATCGCCTCCGCGTAGGCGCACTTGCGTTGATCGGTGATGATGCGCTCCTGCATCGCGAGGACGCGTTCGACCTTGTCGATGTCCGCGCCCGGCGTGGTCACGAGCTTCGCGATGAGCTCGAGAAGCGACTGCGACGTCTGCGCTGGTTGCGAGAGATGATGCGGAGCGTGCGTTGCGAGCTCCGTGCTCGGTAGTTTCGTCGTCGTCATGCTGCTTTCTTCCTTTCGAGTTCTTCCTTCGCGACCTTGCCCGCGTTCGCGCGCACCACGAGCTCGAAGAGCGCCGCGTGCGCACCGAGGTACGTGTCGACGTCGGCCGTCGCGCCTTGGCGAAGGCCCTCGGCGACGAGCTCGAAGAGCTCGCCTGTCGCGATGTGCTTCGCGTTCTCCCACGTGACCTTCACGACTTCTTCGCCGCCTTGCGATCGGGCGACTTCTTCTCGACCTTCTTCGCGATCGATCCGAGGAGGTTCGATACCGTGTTCTCGCAGGGCCCGCAGAGGTCCACGAAGGAGTACTCGTGCGCCTTGCCGTTGCTCGTCGTGAGCGTCGCCTTGAACTGCGTCGCGCGCGCCGTCGAGCTCGCGTCCGGCGCGTCGCGCATCTCGATGCGTTTGCACCGATCGCACGTGATGCTGAGTTTGATCTCCGCTGCCATGTTCTCTCCCTTCGAGCTCGTGGGCTCGAGGGCGACGTGGTCGGCGAGGAGCGCGGCGAGCGCTGGCCTAGGAGGGCCGACCGATCACGTCGCCCGCGAACCTACGCGCGCCTCCGTACCCGTTCGCGTGTCTCCTCGAGCGCCTCGGCGATGCGCGGCTTCGCGAGCTTCAACCGATGCTCGCGAAAGCGGTGGCTCGCGATTGCCGCGGCGCGTTCGTTCTCGATGATCGTCGTGAGCTCGGCGACGCAGTCGCACGAGCCGCGCGCGCAGAGGTGCACGCCGTTCGAGAGCAGGAACGCGCGCGCGACGTCGTCCGCCGACTTCATCGCGCGCTCCCGTGTTTGCACGTCGACGCTCGGCGCGCGCGAAGGTTGAACTCGTACGTCTCGGCGCGTCGTCCGCAGACGCACTGGATCTCGATGCGCAGATCGGAGCGGCCTCGGTGACCGCGACCAAGTAGCGCAACGACCTTCCACACGCCATACCGCTCGCCGATCTTCGGCTCGTCGTACTTGCGCGGACGACCGGACGGACCCTTACGCGTCCACAGGTGCCTCGGTTCGGAGCGCCGCGAGATCATCGCGCACCTCGGATCAGCTTCATCAGCGCGAAGCCGATCGCAGTCGGAGAAACCTCGCCGTCCGCGCGCTTCGTCACGATGCTGTGCTTGCGTGCGAAGTCGAGGAGCTCGCGCGGAACGGGTGACTGCGGCGTGAGCGCGAGCAGCTCGCGGGCCGCGCGCACCTGCTCCTCGTCCTCGAGGTTCCAAAAGCCACAGTCCGCGTGCGCTTGCCCGCGCTCCTCTGACCACGTGAAGCGCCACACCTTCGAGCCCTGCTCGATCGGGAGGTGACAGACGCGGCACGTGCCAGCGAACGCCGTGCACAACCGGATGACGTCGGGAGCCCACTTGCGGCGTGTGCGAAACGCCATCATGCGGCGCTCCTCGGCCAGACGTACCCGGCGTCACGCCACACGTTGCAGACAGCGAGACAAGGCCCGCACATGCACATGCGGCGATTCGGGAACTTCGCACGGCCGTGCTCGGCGTGAGCGATCGCGGTCGCCCACGCGTCGACGTCGCTCTTCACGAGTTCGCGCGCGAGCTCGCGCCCTTTCGACGTTGGCTCAACGTCGCGCGTCGACATGCCGAACAGCTGCCCGAAGGCGCGACCGCTATCCAAGATGTCGACGAGGCCACGCTTCGAGAGTGGCAAGTACTCGCGCCATCGCGCCGTCGTCATCCGCGCGCCGCTGCAGACGTCGTAGAGCGCGTAGCGCATCGCTCGCGTGAGCTTCGGCGTTGTGCTCATCGGAGCACCTGAACTTCGTACGGGCCCATGATGGGCGACTCGACGACGACCTTGTCGCCGGCGTACAGCGCGTCGACTTCCTCGTCCGTCATGTCGCGAATGTTCGCGTCGAGGAAGTCGCCGAGCTCGAGCTGGCGAACGCCGCCGCCTTCGAGGTAGCGCACCTGCACGAGGTCATGCTCGTCGGCCTTCACGCCGATCGTCACGCTCGAGGGCGCGACGGCGGCAACGTGGCGAGCAGCGGCGCTCAAGACGGCACCACCTTTGTGGCGACCGTCGAGAGCACAGCTTCGAGACGCCGCCGTACCGCGAGATCATCTTCGTCCGCGATGAGCGCGGCCATGAAGCCCTGGCCAAGGTGAAGATGCTCGTGGCAAAGCGAACCGAGGAAGCGATTGAAGTGCTCCTCGATGCTCGCGCGCATCGACATCACGATGTAGAGGGCGCCAAGGTGCGCGGAGACGTAGGTGTGCTCCGGTCGCGCATGGCAAGCGCCGCCCGGATTGAGCTGCACGCAGATGAGGCAGCTCACGCTCGCCCCCTCGGCAACGGATCGCCGGCGTTGAGAGCGTACCGAATCACACCGTTCGCCAGCGCGACGAGCGCGCTGCAGGGCGCCCACACCGGGACGAGGAACTTTCCCGCGAGCACGGCCGGGCGCGAGGTCGCCGTGAAGATGCTCGGGCGGATCATCGCGGCGCTCCGTTTCGAGGCGCCTGCAAACCTTCGTCGGCCGCGCGCTTCACGTTCGCGACGACCTGGTCGACCGGCGTCTCGGCGACCATCTTCGCGAGGATCGACACGCGCGCCTCGAGACGCGTGAGCTCGAGCTGCTGCTCGCGAATGACGCCCTCGTTCAAGCTGTGCGCCGTGAGCGTGTCGAGGAGCTGTTGCGCGATGCGCGACACCTCCCACGGCGTCGCGACCTCCGGCGTCTCGAGAAACTGCCGCACGCGGTTGAGGGCCACGAGCGGCCCCGTTCCGTACTTGTCTGCCATCGCCGTCACCTCACTTCTTAGGTACGTACGGATCTGTACCTGTCAATTGTAAGGGTTGTCTATTGGAAAGTTGCGGCCGTGGCTAACCAGCTGGATTCTCGACGAATGAAACGAATCCTCGTCACCGTCGCCCTCGTCGCCTGCTCGCGCGAAAGCGCCCCATCGCCCGTTGCGTCCGCCTCGGTAGCGCCTGCGGTCTCGAGCGCGGCGCCGGCGTGGCATCCGCACAAGCTTTCAAGGCTCGCCGCGTCGACCTTCTGCGCAGAGCTAGTTGAGGGTGGAATCGCGCCTATGTGCGTCGGGGGTCCCGGCGGCGATCGCGTCGACGTCTTTACGATTCCTGGGCGTGAACGGACCGAGGCGAGCGGCAACGTCGTTTGCTTTGCCGATGGCAAGGGCTCGTTCGAGCAATGGATCGCGGAGTCGCTCGCGGGCGATGCTGGCGTTGCGCCCGTCTACCACTACAACATCAAGGCGAAGATGCTGGTCTCGTTCAACGGCGACGTACCGGAAGAGACGAAGCTGCGCATCGCCGAAGCGCTCGACGCGCTCTAACGCGTCTTCACGCGTGCGAGGCGACGAGGCTTCGCAGACGCCGGCGGCGGCGCTGGCGTGGGCTCCTTGGTCTCTTCGAGCTGCTTACGTCGCTTTTCAGCGTCGCGCCGGATCTGCGATTGTCCGCGCTTCGCATCGCGAGCGCGCTCCTCTTCGATCTTCTTGCGAACGGTGGCAGCGTTCTTTGCGCTCTCGATGACCCGACGTTCTGCGCCGATCGCCGCCGCCCATTCCCAGCAATGATCCGACGTGAAGCCGGAGTCCGCGAGTCGCTGAGCGGCTTCGCGCACGACGGCTTCGTTGACCATGAGCGTCGGGTATTCGCGCGACTCTTCGAGCTCGGCGATCTTGATGCCCGCGCTCTGCGCCGTCGGCGCTCCGTCCGGCGGCCACTTCGGTTCCTCTCCGAAGAAGAGCCATTGCCAACGCACGCCGAGCACGTGCGGCAAACCGTACGTCCACTCCGGCCCCATCGAGAAGCTGCGCGTGTCGCCGCGGATCGGTTTCTTGCGAAGAACGCGCGCCATGTAGGCGTCAGAGATGTGGAGGATCTGAGCGAGCCTCCACGTCGTCATCCCCAGATCCTCACATGCCTCCTGTATCCGCTTCCCGAAGTCGGAGAGCGGGCCCAGGGGCGTTTTCGCCTTCGGAGCTCCCACCGGTTGTGATGGTAGAGGCTGTTTTCTGCGGCCGTAAGCCTTCCAGTTGACGACCTTTCCTCGTGTAAGGTAACTCTGGTCTTCGTGAGCTTGCGAAGCGACGTGCTCGGCGACAACGTCTCCCTTGGGTGCGAGCGCCTCTTTGGCTGGCTGCAGCGCACGGGAACAAGCCAGTACGCGCTCGCGAAGCTCGTCGGCGTTCAGGACGGCCTGATCAGCAAGTGGCTCCGTGGGCACCAGCGCCCGAGCCTGCCGTTCGCGATCAAGCTGCACGTCATCTGCGGCATCGCGCTCGATGCCTGGGCGAAGCCGCCGACGAAGTTGTTTCGAACTCGATTCGCCAAGGCCGTCAAGAGAGCCGCGTAGCATGCGTCTCTACCGTGCACGCTGCGCGGCCACGTCGCCGCTGAACAGGCCCTCGGCCTGCAGTACTGCACGTGCGTTGCGCGTGGCGATCGGGTTGTCAATCGCACCTGCACGCGCGAGCGGATCTGAACGGAGTGATCGGATTCTAAATTCTTCGGAGGCGTCGTGACCGCGCTCTGCGGCGCTCGCGTCTCTGTCGACGTCCCGCGCTGCAACGCGCCTGCGTCGCCCGCGAGCGATCCTGACGTGCCGCTCTGCGAGCGCCATCTTCGGATGCGCGATGACGTCGAGCGCCGATGGGGTCACAAGCCGAGCTCGCGAGCCTACTACCCGACGCCGGCGGAGATCGCGGCGGTGCTCAACGACGGAGGGCGTCGCACGTGAACGCCGCGACGAACATCGCGCACACGCGTCTCGTCTCGGTGCGTCGTCCGCCGACGATGCTTCCGTATGCGTTCAAGCAGGCGCTCGAGGATCTCGAGGCCGTCGGCGCCGTGAGCATCGCGCACGTCAGCGGCGACATCAGCATGGTCGAGCAGCTCGTCGACGTGCACGCGCTCGAGGAGCCGCTGGGGCGGTACTTCGTCGCAGAGCTGGAGGTGCCGCATGGCGCCAGGCGCGAGGAAAGTCGCGCGGTCGCTTCGAGCGATCAGGCCTCAATCGACGTGGCCACACCTGTGGCCGAGAAGACTTCGGAGTCGCAGGCAGACGGCTTCTCCCCTTTCGGGGGCCCGCTCTTCGGAGCATCGGCGGGCGGCGATGGGATGTCAGCAGATGTCGACTGCGGGAATCCAACCCGCGCATCCGTTAGCGCGTGCACGCGCGTGTGCAAGCGCGCAAAGAACGACCGCGTCAGACTGGGCGCGGACACGCAAGCGGGCGCGCCGTTTCCATGTTTGCCGGCGGGCAAGGTTCGGAGTCCCGGACCTCGGACGCGCAAGCGTCGTGTCGTGATGCGGGCACCCCGCGAGGGGTCGAAAACGAAACGGGGGGGGGCAACGAGCATGCCCGCTCGAAAGGAGCGTGTCGTGAAGCGTGATTGTCCGTTCGTCGCCGCGATCGTTGGCGGCATCTTGAAAGGGCTCGGGCGATGATTGGTCGCGCCGCGCTTCTCGCTTGGTTTGCGCTCTTGCCGCGCGTGCCCGACTCCGAAGGTCGCGGCATCCGTCGCCCGCACGACGCCATCGATGCGATCGTCACCGTCGCCCTCGAGGTCGCCGAGCGCGAGCCGTTCATCGATCCGCGCATCATCGCCGCCGAACTCGACGTCATCGGCGCTCGCGAGTCGGGCTACTCGACGCATCCGCGCGGCCTGAATGATCACGGCCGCTCGAAAGGCTTCGGGCAGACGCCGCGCGCGGAGACGCCGGACGATCTCCTCGGCCAGGTGCGCGTCGCTGCGAAGTGGCTCGTCGCGTCGATCAAGCGCTGCCCGGATCATCCGCTCTCGCCGTACGGCACGGGCGGCCTTTGCGCGTCGGTGCGCGTGACCGACGAGTACTTCGCGATCGTGCGCTCGGAGCTCGCGATCGCCGTTCCGGAGGCCCCATGACATTGCAGCTCAAGATGCGTTGCGCGAACGGGCACGAGCAGACGCTCACGTACGGCGCGAGCTTCAACGAAGACATGGTGCACGACCACGGCGTGCTCATGTGTGGCGGAGTTCTGCGATCGCTCGGGTTCGTGATGCCTGGCTACCCGTGTCAGCATCAGGCCGACGGGCTCGGTCGTGATCCGTTGCCGGGGATCGTGATGCCCACGTGCGGCGCGAAGGTCTCGTTCACCGTCGACGTGCAGACCCCACCGCCCGCACCGTCTCCGCCCCCCGTCGATCGTTCCCAGCAGACGACGCTACACGGCACACCGATCGACGAGCTTCGCGAGAAGCAAGCCGCGCAGCCGACGGGCATGCACGACGACTACATCGTGCTCACCGCGGCGGAGCGCGCGAAGGGCTTCGTGCGTCCGGTGCGGCACTCGTATCGACACACGAAGTGCGGATCGATCACGACGATGGGACGCGAGCTCGCAGAGACGTACGCGCGTGATCCGTCGTTCTACAGCGCCACGTACTGCGTGAAGTGCGGCGCGCACTACCCGGTCGGGGCCGACGGCGAGTTCGAATGGATCAACGCCGACGGCTCCGACACGGGCATGCACACGCATCTCCGAAAGGTCGGCACGTGATCATCGCGCGCAACGCTCTCATCTTCTTCGCGCTCTCGACGACGCTGCTCGTGTCGCTCGCGCTGCTCGGAGGTCCTCGATGAACGCGCCGCTCGTCTTTGACGTGCCCGCCCAGGCCCCACGCGTGTTGTGTCGTGCGTGCGGTCATCCGATCGTCTTCGTCCTCACTTCGAAGAACAAGCGCATGCCGGTCGACGCTGAGGGTGAGAAGCGCGGGCAGAGCCACTTCGCGACGTGCACGGACCCGAAGCGCTTCCGTAAGCGCGATCGCGTGAAAGGGCCAGGCTGATGTTCGAGCAGCCGAAGACCGACGAGATCGTGTCGAGCGCGCGCAAGGGCACATGCGCGACCTGCGGCGCACAGGACGTCGTCGTCACGTCTTCGCTGCTCCCGCGCTGCGTCGACATGAATGCGTGCGATCGCCAGCGCGCGGCGAACCGCGTCGCGCGCTTGCATGGCGGCGTGCTGATCGGCGCGAAGCGATGACGCACACGCCCGACACGTGGGTCGACGCGGCCGAGTTCGCCGTGTTCATGTTTTCGATCACCGCGATCGTGGTCGCGCTGATCATCAAGAGGCGTTCGTGAGCGCGGCGCAGCAGCTCGACCTCGACGAGGTCTTCGGAGGCCTCCCGCTCAAGCCGAAGAAGCGCAAGGCGAACCCGCGCGAGGAGATGTGCAGGTGCGGCTGCGAGCTCCGCGGCCATGCCGGGAAGAAGCACGGCGGCGCGTGCTCGCGATGCGGGCAGTGCAAACGCGGCCGTCCGATGAAGAGGCGCCCGGTCGAGATCCCCGCGCACCTGTGTCCGCCGAACGGCGCGATCATCCTCGAGCGCGAGACCGAGAAGCAGAAACTCGTGCGCACGTTTGGGTGGGCGCTGCTCGAGCCGCACATCTGCAACGGCCGGTGCGCGTACGACGCGAGCTATTGCGCGCCGACGAAGCTCACCATCTACCTCTCGCAGCTCCGCACGAAGTCGCCGAACGACTTCCAGGCGCCGCAACGCAACACGCGGTGGCGAAACATGGCGATCGATGCGGACTACAAGGAGACGTGCAGCGGCCGCGCGATGATGGCGATCGCGGATGCCGGCGTCGCGTCGTTCGGCCGGCCGTCTTCGATCAAGCTCACGCGCATCTCCACCGGCAAGATCGACCGACACGACAACGTGCGCGGCGCGCTGAAGTACGTCGTCGACGGCATCGCCGAGGCGCTTGGTTTCAACGACGCCGAGCTCGCAGACAGTCCGTCGCGCGCCGGAACGATTCCGATCACGTACGAACGCGAGTCGCCGCACCGCCGCGGCGTCCGCGGCGTCCGGATCGAGCTCACCTGGAAAGGGACCCCATGACAGAGCACATCGAGCAGTTCTTCACGTACTCGCATCTGCCGCCGCATCTTCAGGATGTGTCGAGGCCGTTCGCGGATCTCGCATCGCTCATCATCGCGACGTTGCCGCGCAATCCCGAGCGCACCGTCGCTCTTCGCAAGCTGCTCGAGGCGAAGGACGCGGCCGTTCGCGCGAAGCTCGCGCGGGACGTGACGCCGTGACGCCGGGGAGCGCCGTTCGTCTTCATGGCCTGTCGCCGGTCCTGACCGTCGAACAGCATGAAGGCGGGCAGGTCGTCGTGATCTGGTTCGATCGTCAGGTTGATAAGTTCGGTTCGCAAAAATGGACGTTGCAACGCACCAAGGTTTCACCGGCTGCGCTCGTTCTCATGAAGGACGAATCATGAAGAAGCCCGAGCAGAAGATCGACCGCGCGAAGCTGAAGATACGCGGTTCGTCGCGCGTGCTCGACGCCGCGGACAAGGTCGTCGACAAGAAGACGGGTGAAGTGCTGAAGGACCGCACGGCCGCGACGGCGCCCGTGCAGCAGTACTTGCCCGGCAAAGGCATGGTCGAGAAGCTCGACCCCGAGCTCGACGATCTCGCCGGCAAGGTCACGCTCGCCGAGGAGAAGGCGAAGAGCGCGACCAACTACGTGAAGGAGCGCAAGGACGTCCTCATCCAGAAGATGAAGGCGAAGAAGCGGACCACGTACGTGAACCGCGGGCTCGGCATCGAGATCAACCTCGAGGCCGTCGATCGCGTGAAGGTCAAGCAGCACGACCAGAGCGAGAGCAGCGATTACGAATGACTCTTCGCGCCGTCGGAGGACGTGTGGCCAACCACGACAAGAGAAACG